GAGAAAATTCCAAACTGTCTGGCTGGTATTTACCATCAAAGAATGAATTAGAGTTTATTAACTCTAAACTAAATCATGGTTTCTTTATCCCAGAAGTATTTAAATCCATGAATAGTGGCATTTATTTAACATCGACTCCTTACTTTGAGCAGCAGTCAGTTACAAAATATAACCTAGATTCTCAGATCTTTAAAGGAAAATCTTTTATGTTCGGTCAAAGTTATAGCAAGTCAGATTACGGATCTATATACTTAGTACCCAGAACATCTCAGGTTAATGTTCGATTAATAAGAAGAATTGAATTGGAGTAATTATTATGAGTGAAGATAAGTCTTGTTCCAGCAAACCCAATCCCATCGAATTTAGAACAGTTGCTGTACCAGATAATAAGAGTGTCATATCCAAGAAAATTGGAATGATTCAAAGTTTTGCCATGTCTCTTACTTCTCGTGGTCTAAACGAGAAGAAGATCAACAGAGCCACTAAGCAACTACGAGTTCTAAGTTGTTTCGGTGATAAGCACCTCAACGGTGTTGTTCCACCGTGCGAGCATCTAAAGGAAAGCAAGACGCAGGGACAGTACTTCTGCGGTGGTTGCGGTTGTGGTGACAGACAAGGTACTTGGTTGGTTGCTAATGGTGCAGACTATAGCAAACTGGACTATCCAAAGTTAAACTGCCCAATCACTATGCCTGGATTTACTAATTATGCTCCAAGCAAACCAGACGAAGCAATCCCACCAATTACTCGTAAGTACTACATCGAGAATATCAACTTTGAAGATCTAAACAAGATGCCTGTTACTCTTCCAGATATGCCCGAAGCAATGCAAAAGGCTATAGATGAACAACAAGCAAAACTTGCTGCTCAACAAGGGAACAAATTAAACTCCGAACCTTTAAAGTAATTTGGTAAATGCCATAAATACCTGTAAGGAGAATTTATGGCATCACCAAGTTCAAGACAAACCCTTATTGAGTATTCATTGCGACAACTGGGCGCACCTGTTGTAGATATCAATGTAGATTGGCAGCAATGTGAAGATAGACTTGATGATGCTTTACAATACTTCTCAGAGCGTCACTTTGACGGTGTTGAAAAAGCATACTTCTTGTACCCAGTTACCGCAACTGATATTACCAACCAATATATCGACACCGATAATTTGGGTCCAGTAAATGGTTTCGGTGGTGACGGTCCAACAGGTAGAGATATCGTTTCTATCATCAAGTTGTTCCAGTTTGGTCCACTCAGCAACATCTCCATGTTCGATGTTCGATACCAGATGGCACTATCAGATTACTTTGGTATCAATACCAATCTAATGTCTAGCCGTAATATGGGTCTTGCTCAATACGATAGCACTAAACGCTATATCAATATGATTCAAGACATGTTCCAACCAGAAAAAGCAATTCGCTTCAGTAAGGTTACAAACAAACTTCATATTGATATGAACTGGAAAGAAGAACTTGTAGCAAATGGAAATTTGTTGATCGAAGCATATGTTTCTCTAAACCCAGACAAGTTCACAGAGATCTATAATGATCGGCTTTTAAAGAAGTATGTTACCGCTCTGATCAAAAGACAATGGGGAATGAATATGTCCAAATTTACTGGTGTTCAACTTCCCGGTGGTGTTACTCTTCGCGGTGCAGAAATTGTTGCAGATGCACAAACCGAAATTCAGTTAATAGAACAACAAGTGCAACTTGAATACGAACTCCCAATAAACTTCATGGTCGGATAAAATGGCTCATAATCCCTACTTCAAAGACTATTCAGGCGAACAGAACATAATTGAAGATCTCTCTATAGAGATCATCAAGACTATGGGTAGGGATATGATTTACATTCCCCGAGAGCAGTATGATAAAAACATATTGTTTGGAGAAGCCCAGTACAAATTTAATAAAGCATTTCCACTCGAAATGTACATTGCTTCTGTGTCTGGATTTGAAGGTGAAGGAGATATCATCTCTAAGTTTGGTTTAGAAGTAAGAGATAAAGTTGTTTTAATTATTTCTAAGAAAAGATTCAATAAAGAAATTTCAGAGAAATACGATGGAATCACACGACCAAGAGAAGGTGATTTAATCTATTTTCCACTTAGCAAAGGTTTATTTGAAATTAACTTCGTTGAACATGAGAATCCATTTTATCAACTTGGCAAACTATACACATACGCATTGACATGTGAACTCACTGCAATTGATAATGACGAATTTGATACGGGAGAAACCGATGTGGATGTTGTTGAAACTGAAAGAAAGAGACAAGTATATCAATTTGCACTCTCTACTCAAGTGTCAAATAATCTAAGTTTCTATGATGGTGAAACAATATTCCAAGTTTTTGGTGTAACTGGTGGAACATATTCAAATGCTACAGCAGAAGCCGTATGCTCCAAATATAATGATGCCGCAAACACAATGAACATATATGGAATCAGTGGATCTTTCTTCTATTCCTCACAAACAATCAAAGGAAAAGATTCTGGTGCAGAGTTCTATGTTACCGGCATTACTGGAACAAATGTTCTCGTACTAATAACTCCAATCAATTCTACATTAGACGGAGACAATGAACACATCAAACAGACAGGAGACAGTCTTGGAATCTATGATTTCACTGATGTTGATCCATTCTCCGAAGGAAGTTACTAATGTTTCAGTATTATTATAACCAAACTCTACGAAAGTTAACATTAGCCTTTGGTGGTCTATTCGATGAAATCTATGTACAAAATAAAACATCAGATGGCGTAGCAGAAAAAATAAATGTTCCTATCACTTATTCCGGTAAAGAAAAATTTATCCGAAGATTAACTGAAGCGAGTTCTATATCAGATAATGTCAAACTAGAATCAATACTTCCACTTCTGGGATTTGAGATCACTAACCTTCAATATGATCCGGTTAGAAAGATCAATAAATTAAACACTAAGTCGAGAAGTGTGAAAATAGATGAACAGAACACAAACACTTATCAGTCTTATGCCGAAGTGCCATACAATGTTCAATATGGTTTGTATTGTTTTACCAGAACAATCGAAGACAACCTTCAAATCATAGAACAAATACTTCCTTATTTTTCTCCAGAATTCATAGTCACATTAAACATGAATGAACTGGATGTAAATGTCGATGTTCCAATTGTGTTGAATAGTACAAATCTAACAGAGACATATGAAGGTGATATGTCTTCTAGAAGAATGATTGTTTCAACTTTTTCCTTTACAGCCAAAGCACACATCTATGGTCGTATCAAAGAAGGTGGTTCTGGAATCATCAAGGAAGTTGATATTAATATTTTTGAGGATGATTAATTATGAACGAAGAAGTACCAAAAGTTTTTGATTCTATTTCTCAAAGTTTAGGTGTGAATTTCAAACCAGCGCCGAAAGAAATAACAGTAAAACCAGCAAGTCCAGAAGTCCAACAAAAGAAAATGGACTCAGACTTTGAATATGCTAGAGAAAATCTTAAAGAACTAATTGAGAAGGGTAAAGATAGTCTAGATAATGCAATATCATTGGCTCAAAGTTTAGATTCTCCTCGTGGTTTTGAGGTTGTATCAAATTTTGCAAAGCAACTTGCTGAAATGAATAAAGACTTAATGGGTCTTCATCAGCAAAAGAAAGAAATTGAAAAAGAAAAAATCACTGTTAATAATAACACAACAAATGCCATATATGTTGGTTCGACAAGTGATCTGCAAGACTTAGTAAACGAAAGTCGCAGCAGAAGAAAGGCATTAGATACCAATGGGGAAGAACAACAATAAAAGTTACCTCGGTAATCCCAATCTAAAGGGACCCGGAGTAAAAATTGAATTTACAAAAGAACAAGTAGAAGAATATGTGAAGTGTGCAAACGATCCGATCTACTTCACTAAAAACTATGTTAAGATTGTAACTCTAGATAAAGGTCTTGTACCTTTCGAGTTGTATGATTATCAAGAAGATATCATTGATAAGATCCACAGCAATCGTTATGTGATTGCCAAACTTCCTCGTCAGTCTGGTAAATCAACTACGGTTATTGCATACATTCTTCATTACATCCTGTTCAACCAAAACATGAGCGTAGCCATTCTTGCTAACAAGCAATCTACGGCACGCGAAATGTTGTCTCGTTTGAAATTGGCATACGCGCATTTGCCAAAATGGACGCAACAAGGTATTCTGGAATGGAACAAAGGATCTATTCAACTAGAGAATGGTTCTAAGATCCTAGCATCCTCTACCTCAGCATCTGCTGTCCGTGGTGGATCTTTCAATCTGTTGTTCCTTGACGAGTTTGCATTCGTTCCTCAGAACATCGCAGAAGAATTCTTCAGTTCCGTGTTCCCAACCATTACCTCTGGTTTGAGTACAAAGGTATTGTTGATCTCTACCCCAAATGGTTTAAACATGTTCTACAAACTCTGGAAGGGTGCTACAAAGAAACCCGGAGAGTCTGGAAAGAATGAATATGTTCCCATAGAGGTTCACTGGTCGCAGGTTCCATCTACTGCTGGTGGTAAACTCCGGGATCAGAAGTGGAAAGAGGAGATGATCAAACAGACATCTGAGAAGCAATTCGAATCTGAGTTCGAATGTAACTTCTTGGGTTCATCTAATACTTTGATCTCCACTGCTAAATTGAATGCAATGGCATGGAAAGAACCAATCTATACAACTAAAGATGGTTTGACTGTTTACGAAGAACCAAAAGATGATCACTTATACTTTATTGCGGTAGATACAGCACGGGGACAAGGAAAGGACTATAGCGCGTTTACAGTAATTGACGCGACAAGTTCACCTTATAGATTAGTATGTAAGTTTAGGAATAACTTAATATCTCCTATGCTATATCCGACTGTAATAGAAAAAACCGGATACAAGTACAATAAAGCCTATCTTTTTATTGAGATCAATGACATTGGTGGTCAGGTTGCAGACATCCTACACAGCGAATTGGAGTATGAGCATGTGCTTATGTCTAGCATGAAGGGAAGAAAAGGACAAGTTGTAAGTGGTGGATTTGGTAAAGGAGAGAGCGTTTTTGGTGTCAGAACTACTTCACAAGTAAAAAGACTTGGTTGTTCTGTTCTCAAAAACATGATAGAACAGGACAAATTGATCCTAGAAGACTACGAAATCTTAACAGAATTGATGTCATTTGTTAGTAAAGCACAAAGTTATTCTGCCGAGGAAGGACACAATGATGACTTGGTTATGTCTTTGGTTCTATTTGCTTGGCTATCAAGGCAACCGTATTTCAAGGAACTTACCAACCTAGACACCAGAATGGCTCTATTTCAAAACGAAATCAAACAACTTGAGGAAGATTTAGCACCATTTGGCTTTATTTCTTCGTTTGATGAAGATGATATGAAGTCATTTTCAGACGGAACCGATGTCTGGAATGCCGAAGGACTGAAATAACCAAATCAATAAATACCCCTAGAGTAAGACATCTCTAGGAGCAAAACATGCCAACAAGACCAAAAGTAACAGTAACTTTAGTAGACAATTCATTCGTAGTGGCTGGATCTGAGGCGCAAGGCGCCCACATCTCCGGTATGGTTAGTCTAACAACCCCATCTCTAGTAGACCTGTTCGGTGTAACCCAAGACAATCAAGTCGGTTACATGACAGTCGAAACAATAGGTGACTGGGTAGCAAAACTAAACGGAACAACTTATGGTGGTGCTACTGGTACTGGACCAACTGGTTCATGGGCAACTGATTGGTATTCAGCCTATAACTACCTAACTTACGGTGGTGTTCTCAAGATTGCAGAAGCCGCAACGACTTTCTATGATGCAAGTATTGGTCTCGACTCAATGTTTACTTCACAGGCAATAGGCACACATTATACAGCAGTATCAGCCATAACATCATATAGAGATGATATCATTGGAATTGTTGGTGTAACTTATGATGGTTATACAGGTGGTAGTGGTGTTCCAACCACTCCAACCGTGTATCCAACACTAACCAATGCTGATAATAAGTTATTCGCAGTTGGTGGTGAAAAGGTTATGTTGGGTATATCTAACACTGGTGAAACAAATTATGTCACCATCCCACTAGCCAGCGATGCAGCCGGATGCTTTGTAAGAACAGATAGAGATTCACAACGCTGGTTCTCACCAGCAGGAACTCGTAGAGGAAGAATCCTCAACACTGTTCGGTTAATCAAGAACCCAACTGCAACCGAACAAGACAACCTATACAACAACAAAATCAATTCCGTAATTGGTATTGCTGGTGATGGTGTCTACTTATTCGGTGATATCACACAAGAAGGAACCACAACTTCTACTCTAACTCGTGTGAATGTCGTTCGTCTAATCAATTACATCAAGAGGACTCTAGGAAGAACTGCAAATGGTGTACTCTTCGAAGTAAACGATGCAACTACTCGTTCATTGTTTGCAAACGCAGCCACTGGATTCCTACAAAACATCAAAGATGGTAGAGGTCTTTACGACTTCAAGGTAGTCTGCGACGAATCGAACAATCCTGCCGCAATATTGGATTCAAATCAATTCGTAGCAGACATTTACATCAAACCAACTAAGTCTATTAACTATGTGAAGGTTACCATTACTAACCTAAATACTGACGCACAACTCTAATAAAAAGTAACACATAGGAGAATAATATGTCAATTCACTCAATAGGAAACTTTATATCAGCCTTTAATGGTGGTACTAGACCAAATCGGTTTAGAATCACCGCAACAGATCCAACAGGAACTGCTACAAATGGTTTGTTCGTGGAGACTCACTGCGTTGCAACAACACTACCAGAAAGCATTGTTGGAATCATTCCAATTCCTTTCCGTGGAAGAATGTATAAGTTCCCAGGCGATAGATCATATAACGAATGGACTGTAACTGTTCTTGATGATACTGGTGCAAATGACACATGGTTTGCTTATCACGAATGGTCACAAAAATTCAATAACCATGAAACCAATGTGGCGGCAGATAGAGCGCAAAAGACAAATTTCTGCGTAGATCTTACCGTAGAACATTTGGATCATGCATCCGATACTTCTTTAAGAAAAGTGTTTTTGAAGAACGCATGGCCAGTTCAAGTTGGTCCTGTTCAGTTAGACATGGGTGCAGCCAATCAGTTGGTACAATTCCAGTTACAAATTGCATATACACATTTCCAATACGAAGCAGTTGGCGTAGTTTAATCTCATCTAACAAAAAGGTTCCTATATTATGGCGTTTGATATCTTTGGTTTTAGTTTTGGTAAGAAGAACGATCAGGAGACAAAGAATCTAGAATCAAGTCAGATTCCGGTAACTCCTGAGCCATATGATGGAACCTATACATTTGAAGCCGGAGGAGTCTTTGGTACATCCATCGACTTCTCCGGTTCTATTAGAGATGAGAATCAACTCATTGGGCAGTATCGCGGTATGGCACTCCACCCAGAAGTGGATTCAGCCATCGAAGATATTGTCAATGAGAGCATTGTGATGGGTGAAGACAGAAAACCAATCAAGTTAAATTTGGATTATGTCAATCTTCCAGACACAATCAAGACAAAGATCTACTACGAATATAATCACATTCTAAAACTTCTTGACTTCACCAATCGGTGTCATGAAATTTTCAGAAGATGGTATATCGACAGCAAGATTTATTACTTCAAAGAAATTGATAAAGAAAATCCTGCTAAGGGATTAGTTTCTCTTATTCCTGTTGATCCAATTAAGATCAAGAAGGTAAGAAAAATTGAAAAGGATAGAGCCAGAGTTTCTGGTGGACAAATTATTCCATTCGTAAAGAAAATCGAAGAATATTATGTTTATGCAGATACAGATAAAGAGGCAATGTATCCAACGACTCCATCTGGTTATAAATTCACACTTGATACCATTACTTACTGTCACTCCGGTACTGTCGATTCAGTAACCAAGAGAGTAATTGGATATCTACAGAAAGCAATTCGTCCGCTAAACATGTTGCGTCAGATTGAAGATGCAGTAGTCATCTACCGCATTTCCCGCGCACCAGAGCGTAGAATTTTCTATGTCGATGTCGGTAATCTTCCAAAGCAGAAGGCTGAACAATATCTTCGTGATATTATGAATCGCTATCGTAACAAGATTACTTACGATTCAGCCACTGGTCAAATCCGTGACGACAGAAACCATCAGCACATGCTTGAGGATTTCTGGATGCCACGAAGAGAAGGTGGTAGAGGAACAGAAATCACAACTCTCGATGGTGGTCAAAACCTTGGAGAGATGGAAGATGTTCTTTATCTACAGAAGAAACTCTATCGCGCACTCAATGTTCCAATCTCTCGTCTTGAGTCCGAAAACGGATTCAATATGGGTAGATCAGCAGAAATCACCCGTGACGAAGTTAAGTTCTATAAGTTC